AGCCTATCATAGTGTGGCAAAAATGCAACACTGTGGCAGCCAGGCAACAGTCTGTGCGGTAGGGGGGGGCTTGTTCGGGGGCGGCACCCCCAGTGCGCGGGGCCACGTTCTACATGTGTTAATACCTACAACTAAACACACAGCCTAAGCGGAGAAACCATGACGAAGCTAACGAAGTTCACCACCCAGCAGATACTGAGCGACCTTGCTGACGGCTATACTATGGTCGATGCTTGCAAGAAGGCTGGGATAAGCAGGCAGGCTCTTTACAAGCGTATGAAGGGCAACAACGAGCTTGATGTGTCTGTGCGCATTGCGCAGCAGTATAGTGCGGAAAAGGCGCTAGAGGAGCTTGATAAGCTGTATGACGATGCCTTACACAAGCGCAAGGACTACGATGCTCATGTGCTAAGAGACTATGCGCACCATGTACGCTGGAAAGTGCAGAAGATTATCCCTGAGCGCTATGGCGAGCAGAAGAACAAGACGGGGGTAGAGGTTACTGATGGCGGTATTCGTATTATGTGGGAGAGCTAGATGAAGCGCGGGGCAGTTTTAGATAAAGCGAAGCAGTGTGTAACTGCTGACAGGGCAGCAGAGCATGGTGATATGGAAGATAACTTTGCGGTTATTGCTTCTTACTGGTCTATTCATTTGGGCCACAAGGTAGAGCCTGTGGATGTTGGGATTATGATGGCGTTGCTAAAGGCGGCTAGGGCCAAGTCCAATCCTTACCATGAGGATAATTACATTGATGGTGCGGGGTACTTTGCGTGTAGTGCTGAGTGTGTCGATGTATCTGATTGAGCAAAGCTGATGCGTAGCGACTTCGACCCTAATAACTTTGCCCGTGTCTATGACAAGGCTCCGTGGCTGCTACATTTTCAGTTTTCTAATGAGAGGTATGTATATCGTTATGCGCTAGTCGAGAAGATACCCGTTGGCGATATAAAGCCCCGCACTAAGCAGAAGGCTAATGAATTAAACCTGTCCCAAGAGGAGATATGGCAGACTTATGGCAAACATAAAGATTCCTTATAAGCCCCGTGACTTGCAGGCTGAGATGCACAACGGCATCAAGCGGTGGAATGTTTTGGTTATGCACCGTAGATTTGGCAAGACTGTGTTTGCTGTTAATCATTTGATTAAACATGCGTTGACTTGTCCGTTACCAAGACCCCGTGTTGCCTTTGTTGCGCCTACCTTTACGCAGGCCAAGCGTATTGCTTGGGACTATGTCAAATATTATACGAGTGTCATCCCTGGCGCTAAATTCAACGAGACTGAGTTGCGTGTGGACTTTCCCAATGGCGGCAGGTTGATGTTGTTGTCTGCTGAGAATCCTGATGCACTGCGTGGTATCTATCTTGATATGGCTGTCTTCGATGAATTTGGTATGCAAAACCCTAGAGTATGGGGGGAGGTTGTGCGTCCGGCCCTGTCTGACAGAGAGGGTGCGGCTATCTTTCTAGGCACTCCGGCTGGGCATAATCATTTTTTTGATTTGCTAGAACAGGCGCGGTCTGAGACAGACAATGGTTCCGACCAGTGGTACTGGAAGATTGTAAAGGCCAGTGAGAGTAAGCTGGTTAAGGAAACGGAGCTAGACGCAGCTAGAGCGCAAATGACCCCTGAGCAATACGAGCAGGAGTATGAGTGTTCGTTTACTGCGGCAATTATTGGGGCATATTATGGCAAGTTAATGGCAGAGGCTGACGAGGACAACCGTATAACGAGGGTGCCATACGACCCTGCTTACCCAGTCCATACGGCTTGGGATTTGGGTGTCAATGACTCAACAGCCATTTGGTTTGCGCAAATATTTAGGGGCGGGGCGGTCAATGTTATTGATTACTACGAGAATGGGGGCGTGGGCTTAGACCATTACGCTGATGTTATAAATAGGAAGGACTACAATTACGGCGACCACTTGGCCCCGCATGACATTGAGGTGCGTGAGCTTGGCAGTGGTAAGTCACGACTAGAGACTGCCGCTAGTCTGGGGCTTCGCTTTAAGGTGATTCCCAAGATGAAGGTCGCGGATGGCATTAACGCGGCGCGTATGTTATTACCTAAATGTTACTTTGACAGGGATAGATGCACCACGGGCGTTGAGATGCTCCGGCAGTATAGGCAGGAATGGGATGAACGTAGAAAAATGTTTAGAGACCATCCTCGCCATGATTTCACAAGCCATGCAGCAGATGCGTTTAGGTATCTCGCTATTGGCCTTGAGAATAGGCAGCGATTTGTCAAACCTCCGCAACAAGTTGCGCAAATGGAGTACAACCCTTTTACGCTATGATGATAAATAACGAACACCATTATGACACTGCAAGCATGATGATGGAGTACAGCCCTTATCATTCGGACTATACGCTTGCTGATAAGCGTATGTATTTAGAGCCGCCGCTTGCTATGGGGAATTATATCTTTGGGTTAGATGCCGATGAGGTTCCGTACTTGTTTGCTACTTGGGCATTTCCAAGGCAAAAGCAAATTGATGAATATATCCGAACAGGCATCTTCCCGCCTAGCGCATGGCGTGGTGACGGCGATAGTCCTTGGATTATTGATTTTATCTGTTTTGCTGGTCGCAAAGGCATAGTCGATGGCTTTAGGTCTTTGAAAGACATTTTTATAGAAATGGGATATAGTGATTGCTATTGGCTAAGAACTGAGTCCGGCAAGCTGGGCTTTCATAAGTTAAAGGAGAAATGACATGGGTTCTGGTGGTGGCGGCGGCGGTGGCGGCGGTGGCAGCGTAAAGAGTGGAAGCAGAGGCGCTAAAAAGCAGGACTTCCGTTTGAAAGAACAGCAGGCAACTTATGGTCGCTCTGGCAGGGGTGGAAATCTTAGCAAGGTTCAGCAGAACTTTGAGAGGAACATAACGGCAGCGCAGCAGCTTGAACGCCGCGCAGCCGAAGGTTCTATCAAGTCACCCATCCCAAGCATAACTGGCGCTGCAATAAACACGCTTGGCGGTTTTTTTAACGAGCGTCTTGCTGGTCAGTTACGTACTGGCTCTACGAGTGCTACGCCTGTGACTGCTAAGTTTGGCCCTAGTCAGAATGAATTGGTTGTTGGTGTGGTAACCAAAGATGGTGTTTACAGTGGGCGGCAACAGTTTAACCCTAAGCAAGCTGATGCTAAGAAAACTATACTGGCTAGTAGCAGTGGCGAGGCTGAATCTAAGCCAGATGTTACCCCTGCGGTAACGCCGGAAGTAACGCCTGAGGTTGTGCCTGATGATACGCAGTTAGGATTTACCGCAGAAGAATCACGGCGTAGACGCACTAGAAGATTTGGCGGTGGAGGTTTAGTAGAAGAAAAGGGCATACTCTTATCTTCTACTGGCAAACGCCCTACAGTATAGGAGATAACAATGAGTTCACTTTTTAGTCCACCGTCTATGCCAACACCGCCTCCTCCACCCGAGCCTCCGGCAAAGGTTGATTATGCAAGGGCTGAGGCTCTATCCGAAGAGGCTCTGAAGAAAGAGCGCTCAAAGCGCAAGGGTAGAGGCTCTACTATAGTTGCTGGGTTGGCCTCTGATACAACAATGCCAACTAGCGGCACACCTACACTACTGGGGTAACTTATGGAAGATTTAGCCAAGAGCCTAATTAGTCGCGGCAACAGTATTGTTTCCCGCAGAGATAACTGGGATACGCATTATCAAGAGCTTGCGGATTATATGCTACCCCGCAAAGCCGACATCGTTAAGAAACGGTCACGCGGCGAAAAGCGCATGGAGCTTATCTATGATGGTACTGCGCTACAGGCTGTAGACCTTTTGTCTGCAAGTCTGCACGGTATGCTGACGAGTGGGGCTACTCCTTGGTTCCATCTTGATATGAAAGACACCGATGTAGGCCGTGACGATGATGTGCGCGAATGGCTGCAAGACTCATCAACACGAATGATTAGGGCTTTTAATCAGTCAAACTTTGAGACTGAAATCCATGAGATGTATGTAGACCTAGTTGTATTTGGCACAGGCTGCATGTTTGTTGAGATGGATGAGGGCCAGTTGCGGTTTAGCACACGCCACATTTCAGAGTTCTACCTACAGGAAAACCAGTTTGGGTTAGTTGATACCGTCTTCCGCAAGTATAAGCAGCCAGCAAGACAAGCTGTCCAGCGTTTCGGCATTGAGAATGTAGGCGAGTTTATTCGCAAGACACACGAAAAAAAGCCGGATGAAGAAGTAGAAATCATGCACGTTGTTATGCCACGGGCTGACCGTGACACGACAAAAGTAGACAACAAGAACATGCCGTTTGCTTCGTACTATATTTGTATGAACAGCAGCATGATGATTTCAGAGAGTGGCTTCCAAGAGTTTCCTTATATTGTGCCGCGCTTCTTGAAGGC